CCGGTCGGCGCAGTGTCCTGCTCGATAGTCGCTTCACGCGAAATCGAAACTTGAACACCAGAGTCGCCGATCTTCCAGATGTCGCTCGGCTTCAGCAGAATCAAGTCGCCTGATCCCACATTGTCGCCTGTCACGAGCAAGCGACCTTCAAGCGTCCCGCCTTCCACACCGATACCGAGAAATTCCGGCTGCCCAAGCGCGTTGCGCATCATCTGCAGTGCGAGCGCGAGTCCAGGCGACGTGACAAACGCGAGTCCCGACACGTTACGAGCCGCAATGAACACCTGCATTAGAACTTCGATGTCGGTACGCGCGTTGTCTGCCGAAGCACCCGCAGACGTTTTCGCAGTGACGCCGTTCAGCAACCCAGCAGGCGATACACCTGCAGACGCTGCATCGGCGGACAGGAACGTTGCATCGACACGTTGCGCACTCGCTTTCACGAGCATGTCCCGAACCCACTGCTCTGCTGCAGGCGACGAATCGGCAAGCAATTCGTTCGACACAACAGCGGTAGCAGCGACTTTCAACGGCGTTAGGTTGACGTTGAATGCTGACATACTCGTTGCACCGATTGCTTTCGACTCACCGACCCAACGTGCAGTCGCTGCACCATCCGACCCCTTGATCGTGATGTTGGCGGGCACTTCACGCAACGGCAGACGGTCAAAAACCGTCATCGCGTGCAAGTACTCGACGAAGTCACCCGTGTAGCGACCATCCATCGTCACGAGTTCGCTGCCCCACTCGCCCGAGCCCGTACCGCCACCAGGAACGGCAGCCATCTTGATAACTTTAACAAGATTCGGGTTCGTACGTCCCCAACGCGCTTCGGCGATTTCACTGACGCTCGCCATGTGAATGTGCGCGAGTGCCTTCGCGATTACCTTTCGCGTGAAATTCTGCCCTTTGAAGTCTTCGTCCTTGTCCGTGTGCTTCAGATTCAGCATCGGAGCGCCGCGATGAGGAGCTTCGGGGTTCTGCGGCACGGCAACCGATGCGCCTGCCATACGCAGTTCGAAGTTCTTCATACGGATGTCGTCATCGAGCATTTGAATGTCGCGATCGAGCGTATCGAATTCAACGCGTTCAGCATCAAGCATCGATGCACGACCGCCATCTTTCACCATCTTCACGATTTCTTGTTGCCGCGTGAGTTTCGTGTCTCGCGCGTCACGAGCTTCCTGCAACAGTTGCATAAGCGTCTTCATTTGTGGATCCTTATTGAAGTGCGATTGAACAGAGGTTAGTCCCGTGACGCCGGGAAGGGTAGCACTCATATGCAACGCAGGTCGTTGATGCATGTTGCCTAACGCGGCGGACATCAACGATGCGGGCACAGGAGGGAGGGAGAGCCGGGCGCTTGCTTTGGACTTTTTATCGTCCTCATCGTCCTGCTCGTATACAGAATCGGCAAACTTGTTGTCCACAGCTTCGCGCGCTGTAAACCACGTCTCTGCCTTCATCAGCGCTCTAACGTCTTTCGTCGAGAGCCCTGAACGTTTCGAATAGATGTCTTCCGCGACTGCATCGACTTTGTTCAGAAAATCCGTCACAGACGCCATTTCATCGGCATTTCCTACTACCATGCCCCACGCACTGTGGATCATCATGAACGACGCACTGCCCATCTCGAGGTGATCGGCAGCCATTGCAATAATCGACCCTGCTGACGCTGCGAGTCCCATCACCTTTACAGTAACTTTCCCAGGATGCTCGCGCAGCATGTCGTAAATCGCCATACCTTCGAACGCATCTCCTCCAGGCGTATTGACGAGAATGCGTACAGGCTTTTTTCCCAGTGCGCGAAGCTGCTCGTGTACCTTGCTCGCCGTAATCTCCCACCCTACTACACCCATAAGAACGATTTCCTCGTCCTTTTTCGCGGCTGCTGCAAGCTTCACATCATTGCGATAGCGCAGCATCGCGCTTTTGGGAGGCTCGAATCGGACGCCTGTGGGGCGTTGAAATACCGACATACTGATTCGGGGGATACGACGAAGGGTCATGATTGCGCTAGCTCCTCAAACAAAGAATAGGGACGGTTCTGCATCTTTCACTTCCATTGGCATAACTCCAACCGCCATTGCAAGCGCTACCATCCCGTCAATGCGTCCACGCGCTTTACGCTTGTCGAACTTACGCGCACCACTATCGCCTATGACTTTAGCGTTATGACTGCACATATTCAGGATCGGGTGACTGTTATGGTGCAATTTCTTCGTCAACAGTTTTGCTTCAAATTCGCGTAGTGCAGGTGTCATACTCGCAGTCCCTTGCCCAAACTCTACGAATACTTCCTCTATCTGCCGTTCCGAGAATCCCTCATGCAACAACCAAGGTTTCAAGAAACGCATAAGGTACCTGTCAAAACCAATTTTCACGACTTTCCTATTAGCGCAAAACGCCTTCAGGAATTTCGCTATGAAGCTGTATTCAACTGCCTTTCCCGGGGTAGTATACAAGAAACCTTGGTCTTTCCACGTTTCGTAAGGGACTCTGTCATTTTTTGATTTTTCTCTCAGTCCGTCTTCCGGAAGCCAGAACGTAGAATGTACGTTGCCTGATTTAGAACCAACAGCCATAAACGCTGTTAAATCAGACACTGACGCTAAGTCGAGCCCTCCATAAAACGATTCGTCATCGTACTCAGAGCCACTATTCCAGTCTGCGCACGCATCCCACACACTTTTCGATACGAACGACTGAACTGCTTCGACACGCTGATTCAAGATCAGATTTCGAAACTCGGATTCTTGAGTCGGAATGTCGATTGCTTTGCGTGCTTGTCGCTCAACATCTGCGCGTGAACGGAACTCTCCCAATGCAGGATTCGCAGCGGACCAAGCATCGGGATCATCGAGTGCGCAATCAATAGGAGCGGTATGAAGATGCAACACAACATGCGGGTCAGGAGACTCGATCTGTGCATCGATCAGTATCGATAGCATGTCGGCGTCTGTTGGCGCCTGTGTGCTGATGATGATCAACAACGCGTCCTCATACGCCCCTTGCGCCGTTGTAATTGCTGTGACAAACGGATCTACAGGACCTGCGACTTGTCCTAACTCATCGAGAATTGCAAGAATAGGCGATAGTCCGTGTGCCGTTTTCCCTTCTGCTGCAAGCGCTCGGTACAGAACATTCTTGCGAATGCCGTACAAACGCTTGCCGCTAGGCTGCACGCGTACGACTTTCGACAGTGCAGGGGACAGTTCGACCATCTTACGCGCAAGTTCGAATACGACTGCCGCTTGATCTTTCGACTGCGCGCCACTCACGATCTGTGAATTCTGTCTAGCTTCAGGACCGCATATATGCGCGAGTAATATCGCCGCGATCAACCCTGTCTTGCCATTTTTCCGTGCAATCGAAAGTATGGCAGTATGAGTACCGTGTGGGTTGTCATAAATATCGAGAATGAAATCGTGCTGAAACTTTGATAGCTTCATCATCGCGCCGACACCGTCACCCTCAGGGACGATGCAGAACGATTCGATAAACGCAATAACCCGCTCTCCGCGCGTCTGCGCTACCGCGATGTGTACTTGCCCCGCTATCTCTGTGCGTGCAGAAGGAAATGGATCGGTCGTTGCTGTCTTCCGTACTTCCTTCGTTGTCTTCCGCGCTACCGCAGCCTTACGCTCCTTCTTTTTCGTTCGATGAGGCTCGGCGGGCTCATCAGCAATATGCGTATCGCGCTCGATATCGCGCTTGATCCGCGCGAGTTTCTCCTTCTCTGAAAGCAGATATCTCGATACGAAATCTTGTCCCTTTCGTGATAAGGGTTTCTTAGCGCTCGAAGCGCTTGTTTTCACAGCTTTTTTCGCTGTTGCGCGCTTCGATGCTGTTTTCGTCGCTGACTTCGACGTTTTCTTAGGGATAGGAGCTACGCTCGCAGCTTGAGAGCGCTTGGATGCGTTCTTCGCGCTCATTACGCTAGCAGTCCGTCACCTTCTCGCTC